ATAGGTATTCTTGGTAGCTCCTATACCCCCTGGTTTAATCCAATATGAATTCTCTTCAGTATATGGATCTCCTAAATCTATTTCCTCAGCCATCTTAGCACCCTCCTCATTAATAGATGGTGCGAAATCTTCTGGGTTGGTAGATTCAGGATCTACAGATTTGTAGAACTTCTCAGGGCCTTCTGGAGGTTCTCCACTAGGTTTAGATACTACCATAGAATGTTGGACATTCATAACTCCACCAGCAGTTTCTCTCTTCTCACCAAGCATCATTCTAATCATACCTTGTACATCATTCTCTGTTATTACATATTGAACTAATTTATCCATTCCTGGATAATCAATTCGTAAATCTATATGAACAGATTGTCCTACTAGTGTTTTCCATAGAGGCATCTTCTTATCTTTAAAAGCCTCATACTTCTCAGGTTCTATACCTCTGAAATGCATTTGTGCCCATGCCCTACCAGCCTTAGGATCTATATATAATCTCTTTGGTAGAGGTTCATTGGGCTTAGCTAATTCTGTATATATCTTCTTTGGTATTCTCTTCTTATCTACCCATTCTAATATCTCATCATTAACTATCTCAGCTAATCTAACTATATCAGCCATCTGTTGTGGATATTTATAAGAGAGCATTTTAGATTGTATAGTTTCTTCTCCAGGTGTTTCAGTTCTTGGTTCTGGATCTCTCGAACCTGATGGAGGACTTACTACCTCCTCTTGAGTTGTTGGGTGTTCTGTATTCTCTAATCTAGATATCTCTTCTATTGGCATTCTCTTAGGTTGAAATTGAGATAGTTTCTCTAATACTTCATAGGTATCAGAAATATTCTTTTCAGGAACAGGTTCTAGTGCTCTACTGATATATCCTCTATAATAGGGATAACCATCATTATCATATTTAATAACTTCCTCAGATGCAACTCTTAATACCTTTCCTATATCAGCTTTGATAGATGTACTATTCGTCTTACCATAATAAGACATTAATTGCTTTGGTACCTTATATTCATCAGGTAGATGAGTATAGATATCTTTATCTACATTAATGCCTAAGAAATAATTCCAGACATCATCTTGTCCCTTAACTAATTTCTTATCCCATGCAACACAATCTACTTCATAGAATTCCTTTAGTTTGCCCCATCCATGATTTTGTGGTTGCTCATATTGATGATTAATATCCTTGAGCATTACACCCTCTGCAATGAATTTAGGACGACCAATCTTATCATGCATTATCTTACCAACAGCATTCATAATAGAATCTATATCAGAACCATTGATGATATAAGCATCTGCTTCCTTATCAAGGGAAGTAGACATTCGTTCTATCCAGATATGTTTAGTTGAATCAATTCTTTGGAGATACTCAACCCTTTCATGAAGTGGCTGATTGCGTATGTCCTCTCCATCGAAATATAAGATATCGAAGATAAATACGTGAGCATATCTTGCCAATCTCTCTGGTGCAAATTTAGTTGCATTAAGTAGCGAATTAGCTGTTGTACGGTGTAAGATTTCATTTCCTTTAACTGCAATAAATTCACCATCCAATATAGTGTTATCAGGTATAGTATTTAATTCTTTAATGATTAGAGGTAATCTTTTAGATACGTCAGGTGATTTCTGTTTTAGAGTGTCAGGGTCTACATAACAAAATGGTTTACCACCAATCTTACCTAGACTTAATCTAAGTCCATCACATTTAATATCTACAAGGAGTTTCTTATTAGTCCAATCATTAGATTTTAATTCATCCTTAAGTGTATTTGCCTCAAATCTATAATATGGTTTAGCTCTAGAATAGTAATCTGGATTTAAACTCTTTTCAGCACCACTATATCCAGAAGCATGAGCAGCTGCACCTTGTGCATTAGCCTTAGCTCTTGCTCTCTCCATAGATTGTTTGTTATCCTTTGTATAATAATATTTCTTTCCAGATGAACCCCATCTGCAGAAATAACCTTTAGAGTCTTTTAAACCACAATGTGTAGGCATTTAATCATATTTAGGTATCATAACATGAAAATGAATATGGTCATGTATTTTCCTCTGAGTAGTTCTCAGACGAATGTTATTACCAAATAACTTTCTACATCTATATAGTATTCGTCCCCATAACTCATTAGATATCTCCATTACATGATCTCTTACTACCACCATAGGTATTTTGCAAGTTTCACAATCTATGATAATGAAATCATTGAATGGTATCTGGTCCTTTGATGGGTGATACAACTTAGTATGTATATGTTTCTCCGGTTCTAGAAAGATATCACATAATGGACATCCTCTAATTAGAATATGGTCGAATTGCTTCATCTAATCTTTACATCCTTGCATGCTGGAGGTGGATATGGGCCTATAATACTAACTCCCATGAATTTGAGATTATCAGCACATCTAATCATTTCATTAGAATCCCAATAATCTTCAGATATAACCTCCACTGAGACTTGGTTTAGAATGCCTTCATCAATTCCTTCGATGACATCCTTACCTCTAGATAGGTTTTTGTTGATGCATAAATCTCCTCTAAGAGCTCCATCAATATATCTAGGATTAGCAACTTTACCAACAAAATCAGTTGGATGATGCTCATGACCTAGATTAATATAATCAGTAATCCAATTAGTAGCAAATGCTTTAATCTTTATCTCAGACCACTTCACATCAGCTCTAGTCATCATATCATGCCAGATACCTGGTGTGAGTATTACTGCACTCTTATAGACTTTGTATTTACCACCCTTCTGGAGTATATTAGTATCGTACTCCAAAGGTCTAGTGAGGAACTTTTCAGTGGCATCAAACTCCATTAGTCTCTTCATCGTATACCTCTTCTGTATTAACTTCTTTTGGTTCTTCCTCCTCAGGTTCCTCTTCCTCCTCTTCTGGTTCTTCATCAGAATCAGATTGATTAGTCATGAGTTTATCAAGACCATCCATCGTAGGAAAACCAAACACAGTTCTAAACTCATTACCAGTTAATGGTATATCACCTCTAAAGCTTCTTATGATATTACTCCACCATTTAGCTTTTAGAGCTTCATCCTCTTCAGTTACAGAATTAAATTCTAATGTAACTTTAATTGCATAATCTGGATAAGTTTCATTCTTAAATCCTTGCTTTAATAAAATCTCTTCAAATAGTTCATCATGAAGAATTTTAGATAATCTTCTTTGGTATGATTTAATCATTCTCTCATACATAACACTCTTAACTCTAGCTGTCGCTTCTGTGGATCCTTTACCTTGACCTAAGGCTTCCTCAGGACACATTAGACCAACAACTAATTGAGTTTGGAAATAATCATAATATTCTTCTACTCCCTCTATACCTTTCTCATCTATAGTTTCTAGATGCATAAACCATGGGAGTACTACTTCATTTAAGTCATTAATATCCTCTAGCTTTTCAGCTATACTATCCATAACTGAATCTGGAGGAATTTGACCATCCTTCTCATTACCTACATATAAAACCCATTTGCCAGTACCATGTCGCTTCATTGCATTGAATAGAGCTTCCTCTACAGATACTTTACGCTTAATAACTTCTACATTAGGTTCTATAAGAGATACACCATAAGGTGAACCTGGGATAGGTAGAAATCTAAAATGGATAATATCTTCCTTAGGGATTTTAGGATTTACTGTCTTACCACCAATAACCTGTTTATAAGATTCAATATCTCCATATTGATTATAATTAATAACTATTGTACGTGGGTCTACTGGTTTTAATTTAACTACATCCCCTTTCCTATTCCTACGTTTCTCTATGAATGAATCTCCAAATACTAGACTATCTCTAGTTGCTTCCCATAGAGATTCTTCTAGATTAAGCATATCACAAGAATCTGATATTAAATTTTTAGCTTCTGGATTCTTAGATGTAATATTATATCCTACCATCACAGTATTATATGCAGTTGAATTAAGAGAAGCAAATACTGTACCTTCTCCTCTATAATATTTCCAAAATTCCTCTAGCTTTTGAGTAGTTCTATCAGTATCCCCAAAAGCACTACCTCCAGTACTACCTCCAGTTCTTATTAGAGTTTGAGGACGACCATCATCCCTTAGATATTTAATCTTACCTAATATTCTATCAGTCAGTCTTGTCATGCTTATTATCTCCTCTTATAATAATATCTATTGTGGAAACATATCTCTCCCCATATGCTTCACTACCAATATTAACTTCACATATTAGAAGTTTATTAATAATATCTTTAGCCTTATCTATCTCATTAGATTCTAGAGCTGATAAAGCATCTTGTAAATTACAATCTATAGGCTCTAAATATTTTCTAAGTAATATAGCAGCCACATCAATACATCGTTTAATATTGTGGCCTCTACCTGTTATCTTTACTGCATCCTTATCTTCACTTTTGGCGAATAGATAAGCAGATACATATCGTTCTATGGGTTTAGTGCCAACCTTAATTTGTTCCAACGATTCTTCAGCCATATTAACCTCAATTATGATACATAATACATTAGATTACCTCAATAGAGTAATCTCTCTTCCTAGTCATAATAGTATCAGTAGCTTTAGACCAATCAATGAATCCTTTATCCTGAGCACTCTCAATTGCAAAAGATAAACTATCTATGCAATCATCATGTTTAGCCCTTGGATATAATTTTAGTTCATCAATTAGATGTATTAGTTTTGGGTCTAGACATATTCTATTAGTTTCAAACATTATAGAAAGTCTATCGGTTCTAGTCTCTTTATCATTAGCTCTTGATGATTTAATAGTCATAATTGGTAATCCTGGATTGTTCTTAATCCAATCAGATGCTATGAGTTTCTGTTGTGCAGCAGTTTCTATTCCTATTCTAGAAACATGGTGTTTCTCATCTAATCCCCTGATAATATCTATTTGTCTTTGTAAAGATGCGTGTGTTCTAATTTGTTCTACTGTGTATATAAGACCATCAGAGTCTATTCCAATTACAGTGAATACACACCAATCACTAATACTATCCTCACCACCAATATCTACTCCCATATATTTTCTCATGCCAATAGGTCCAGATAACGCATGTTTACGATAATTATTAACTGCATTATCTAGCCATTCAGCTTTGAATTTAGCAATACCAGCAGGGATAATATTATTTTGATATTGCATTTGAAATGCTAGTTCTCCTTGGTGTTCTCTAATAAATTGTAGAGTTAATGTTGTTTCAGGTAAATTATATTCCTTAGCCATATTCTTATCCCAAGGTAAATGTTCTGGCCAAAGAACTTTAGCTGGTTTACCATCATTAACTTCTTGCTCATTAAGTAGAGCTTTATAAACTAAAGTTTTAAATCCAGCCTTATTAATAAAGTAATTATGAATATCATCTTCATGCCATCTAGTGCCAATATCAATAACTTTGCTATTAGCTAGAAATGTTCCAACTACTTCTTTATTATACCAACTTTCTAGATTACGTCTACGAGTTTCTGTATGAGAGTTCTCATCATCAGTAATATCATCTAATACTATTAATTCATAATGACCTGATATAATTCTAGAACCAACTCCTAGAACTTTTAGGGTAGGTTCATTATGAGGTATTTTTCCCTTAGCATGCTGTTTAACTCTTATTTCATTTCTAGACCATAAAGGTCCTTTGAAATCTCCAAATACTCTCTTAAGTCTATCATTATTCTCAAGATTTTCTTGGATGAATGTCATCATTGCATTAGCTTTATCTTGATTAATTGTTACTATTATACATCTAAGTCTTCTATTCCTTACTATTCTCCATAGAATGTAGGAACCAACCAAAGATGTCTTACCATGACCTCTTGGTGCTAATAATAGAGTGAATCTATTATCATTGAATGCATTTAACCACTCTTGATGAAAGTCCTCACATTTTAATCCTAATAAATCAGTAGTAAATGCTACTGGGTCATTAGCATATTTGAGTATTTGCAGTTGCTTCTTATCTAATTGCTTTATAAATGTCATAATAAATAAACAAGGTGGTATATTAACCACCACATATTATTTTAGTAAGTAATCATTAGATACTAGCCTACTTATAGGGATAATGATATTGATAGATTTAATACCTTACTGAGTATTAAAAGAATACCAATAACGATTACGAACCAAAAGGCTGTATCCTTCCAATCTATATCTTTCATTGCCATATTATCACGTAACTATAATAACATTATTTCACATACGAGTTGGGATATAAGTTTCAGTGGACGTTACTAGATTTATGAATTCTCGCATGTGTTATATGCGTATTACATGGTATGTCACTAAGTAACTATTTCCCAGTTATTTATTAATCATTCCAGTGTTTGATAGCATTTAATGCTGCATGTAATAAAGCAACGATAAATGGTACCACCCAAAGATATTCTGCAGGAAATGATTGACTTTCGCAAAAATCTATAGCATATAATATACTTACTGGTGCTACAGTAATAAATAACCCAGTAAAGAATTTCTTTGCAGTTATCTTCCAATCATAATTAGAACCTGGCATTTATATATCCTCCTTTTGTGTCATCATATCTATTATTTTATTTCTACAATTATCACATAACTTATCTGAAATATCTATTAGTAAATTATTAATTTGAACATAATTAATCTTTTCTGCTTTCTGTATATTAGCAAATCTTTTATATCCTGATTCTACTTTAGTATTTAGAGCCTTTACAGTTTGGTCTATAGCACTTAGAGTATCTTTAGCAGCTTTAATAGTTTTAATGTCATCCCCCTCTTTTACTATACGTTTTAATGCTTTTTTCATGATTTTAAAGATTTCTTCTGTTTCCTTAAGTTGCTCATCTATACCCTCTCTAAGCTCAGCCCTAAGCTGAGATTCCAAATCAGTCCCAGCATCTAGCTCCTTACGTATCTCTTGCACCTCATTACTCTCTAAGAATCTCTGGATAGCCATATGAGATACCTGCACATCATTATGGGTATGATTAATATGAGAAGCAATATTCTCACGACTGAACCCAGCTCTCGCTAATTGTCTAACCTCATCCTCGAGGCCATGTTGAACTATTTTACTAACTTGTCCCATATATTTATAACCTCCTTAATAGGTAATGTTCCCTCCAACTTCCCGCCATAGCTTGGCGCTCCGTGCTTGACGATATATATTCATATTATGATATACAGAAACCATACTATTTCCATATATCCTCACCCTAATAGGTGTAACCCCTCCGGCGTTTGGGGTATTTAAGTGTTTCGGTATCCAACAGGAGGACGGCATAGACGATAGGTTTAAATAGGGGTACCGTTACAATTTTGGGAAACAACTAAGTTGTAGGCTAGGTTAATAGGAATTTAAGGCTAGGTAATGTTAATTGATACTAGATGTATACAATAGGTTACTAGATGTATACTAGTTGTATCTAGGCATTAGGCATTAATTGTCTACTAGATGTTAGCTTGTTGTTTCAATAGGCTATCTACATGTATCTAGATGTAGACTAGATGTGAACTAGATGGTGCTTGTTGTTTCAATATGAGGCTAGTTGTGAACAATAAGAACCTAGTTGTTTCAATTAGCTCTATATGTAGACATATAGGGGCTATATGAATCAATGGCAATTCCTATTTGTGCTTTTAGTTTGTCTATAGTTGCTTTACAACTTGAATAGGCTATAGGCAACAATCGTCTACCTATTGTTAGTTTACTAAGCTATGTATTGATGTCCTCATCACAAATCCCGTAGGGATTTGAATATTTCGAAAAGTTTATATCCCCCCTATACTATCTCCCTGTGGTGTTTGAGATGACCAACACAGAGATAGATAGCATAGAATTGGAAGCTGGTGATGACCGTACAGCTATATATACTAGCTGGTACAGTGACAGTAAAGATAGTGTTTATATCACTAGGGGTAAAGTGATGGCTAATGGGAACATTAAGCCAGATGGCTTGTTCTCTCTAGATGAATGGGAAGCTCTAGGGGTGAGCATTGACCTAGATACCGATAAGCCCAAGCCAAAGAAGTCCAACAGGAGAGCCAACAGGAATACTAAGGATAGTGATACAGATACAGAAGTAACTAGCCTACTGTCCGACCTAGTGGGTGAGTTGAAAAGCCTGAAGAAAGCCCAACAGGATAGTAATAAACAGTTACAGAAGCAAATAAATGTTCTAAAGGCTAGGGGTAAATAAATACCCCACCTCACCTGAACAGCTAGGTATATATATAATACTTAGTTAATAGCTAGGTGAAAAGATGATTGGCAAAGTTTACTATCCCCCTAGTATAATAGTAATACCCCTAGAGAGTGGGCATTTGCTCATTACTAGGGATAGCTCAATTTCACCCCTAATAGATAGGGCAAACAGGCTAGATTAATTACCTAGCCTATCTTCTTTTCTTTTGAATTCATTAGGTACCTAGAATATATATAGGGTACGCCCACCCTACCCTCTATGTGTTAGTTTTACCTATACATTACTTTATAGTGTTGTATTGACCTATTCAGCTATGTATTGGGTTGGGCTTTACCCACCTAGATTTATCATAGCTCATTAGTATATTAAGGGCTAGTTCTAGATTGGCTTAATTTATAGATAAGGCTTTCCTAGAATTAGGCTTAAGATTTAGAGATTTAGGGGCTAGGGTTTTATAGATAAAGGGCTAGTTGAAATTGGGCTTTTAATTTAGGGTTTGCCTAGATTATACTTTAATTACTATTTACTATTCAGAATGTCAGATTGGTTATCATGTTACTAGGGGCTAGTCATCTGATTCTTTCATCTAGTATTCAAGCCATTAATATCTCACCATTTGTATTTTAATCCACCATAAAATCATTAACAATAGTGAAATTATCCTTAGTTTAGGACTAGCTAGAAATATACACAATAATGGCGATTTAGAATTATGCTTATAAAATTAGACTATCTAGCCTCTCATCATAACGAATACGATACCTATAACGGTACCTACTAGAGGTACAGATACTCTCATAACATCTAGTACATAGCCTATAACATATCTATCTGTACATTCTATAGGTACAGTACATAGGGGTACATAGGTACATAGAGGTACGTACATAGAAAGAGGTACTAGGTACTAATATATATATTATATTAATATTATTATTATCCTGTTGCGAAAAGCTAGATTTAGAATAAGCCATTCTAAGCCTATGTAATATCTACCCTACCTATACCATTACCCCAAATAGTTTTTGCTTTCTAGCCCCATTACAAGCAATCCTCAAGCAAATCTAGAGTATATCCTAGACCTCATTGAGAATAGAAAAAGAGAGAGAGGTTAGCTTATGCTATATAGCTAAACCTATCTGATATATTATTACTAGATGTTTGCATAGTTTGGTTTTCGTATTCCATGTTCCACTTTGTTACGCTATCTACATTAATAGCCACTCTGTCCGATAGCTTTTTCCTAGATGTTGTATTAACTAGCTTAATTTTGCTATCAATCCAAACAATGCTATCTTTATATCTATGTAATCTCTTATCCCTAGCTCTTATCTTTTTGTATTCACCAATATAGCCATGCTTTCTAATATCGTTGATTGTGTATTCTAGTTGATGTAGATTATACTTATATAGCCCATTAATGTGCAAAGTTTTGGATTGATTTTCTATCATTAGCTTCCTAATCTTCTCTAGGTATTCTATTAGCTGACTTCCTGTGATGGTTTTAATTCTCCTTTTCAATGTTCTAGCCTGAAATTGTGGTATCTTTACTTTCCTACTAGATATTTTCCTAGCTTTAGATAGTATGCCTATGTAAATTTGCATTACCCTAGTGGCAAATACACTATCTATAATCCATTTGGTTTCCTTATGCTTCATCTTTGGACTAGCATACACATAGATAGGGTGTTCTGTAATCACATCAATCTCTAGCCTCTCTTTACTATCTATCAAAGTTTTGGATTTGTGTAATCTTCTATAAGGATAGCCCAATGTTTCACTAGCTCTACCGAATGGATTTAAGTTATCAGTTGTACCTATACTTGTATTCCTAGTGTAAAGAACTTTTTCACTTCTAGTTAGAGATAAATCTATAGAAGATGGATTATTTGGTAATTTCCTATTATAGCCACCCAAATGGACTATACTTCTAATAGGTATTTCTTTAACTATAGATTTCTTATCTTTTACTTTACTATCTATACCCCTCTTGTTAAATACTTTGCACTTCACCTCTGGTCTATGTTTAGATGAGCTATAAGTTTCTATAATAGTGTCGATTTCCTCAACATTCTGTTCTAGCTTAATAGCCTGTTTATTAGAAATTCCTAATACTAGAGTATGATTGCTCTCTTTCTCCTTAATTTCAGCAGGGCTATCTAGTTTAGCATTATAGTTATTCCTCAACTTATCAATCACTTGTTTCCTAGAATGTTTCTTAACACTAGCCTCTCCTTTGTAATTGCCTCTGTCATAGGATATTGTTTCACCTAGCTTATTAGTGCAACCAATCACACTATCATATTCTAGGTGTACTTGCTTTCCTGTATCTAGCTTATACTCAATGCTATTCATATCCTAACCACCTACCACTATACTAACAATCTTAATCACTAGCTCTGAATGGTTATCTAGAGCTGTTATCACTAGCCTCATACATAGAGGTCGTAAGTCCTCTAGTATTCTATTGGTCATCAACCCTGTTACGACTTCAAAGTATTTAAACCTTACGAACAGGAGAACTAGCCAATACTAGCCTATAGAATATATCAATTAATCTATCCCTAGATTATTCTAGTATCCTGTTGAAATGATTTTTATCTACATGTACCACATAAAAATACACAATCCCTTCAAGAAGTGCGACAAACATTTAAATATGAGAAGCTGAATTTGGCACTCTTATGGAGAAAACCAATCTTGATTGGTATTATCTATTCTACTGTTCTATCCTACATAGAATAGGGGATAGGTACTACCTAGAGTGATTGGTACTTCATGCTATCAAGTAGGTTATGATAGAAGTACCTACTAGCCTTTGATAAGCTAGTTAAATCATACCTAGTCTAGATAATATAGGTACGGGCTAGAAACCTTACAGGTAATACTATGCAATCTAGTAATACAACAATACAGTGTACAACAACACTAGAGATAGGAGAGGGGAGATTTTGCTTTAGAAATACCAGCTAGTATTAGGCTTAATAGTCTATGGTCTAGCTGGATTACTCCCTATCTCCCACAACCAAATAATAATAGTGCGTATTGCTAGAGCTAATTATAGTTAGAGCACAGCTAGGTTATAGCGAATGAGCTGAATACCTAGATAGTCTAGTCTTTCCACAAGTACCAGATACTGTTAATGATAGGTAAAAACTTTCCTAGACTATATAAGTAAAAAGAATAGTTCCTATCCAAAAACCTGAGTTTACCCACAACTCTAATTACTAGATACAATGCGTACTAGTTAGCCTTACCACGGTAAATGACCTAGTATAGTTCTGCGAAAGAGTTTTCGGTGTATGCTACATAGTCTAGCCTCCCCTTACTTTTTTGCTTAAGACTATGGATACTAGCTTAAGAGTAGTGGATACTATATTAGGAAAAGCCGAAATGGTAAGTGCTTGTTTAGATTTATCTCCTTACTAACTTCTATATTAAGCACCTAGGACTAGATAGTTTCAATCCCATCTATCTAGTCTTATCGCACCTACTTCTCTAGGGTGCACAACTAAAATAAATAGAGAAAGCTGGTGGAAACTATGGCAAAAAACCAACCAACAGAGGGGGACACACAAACCCTAGACGATGGTACCGAAGAGGTATACTTCGCAGGTGAGTGGGTACCCATCAACGGCAGAAAAGAGGATAGTGATGAGCCAGATACACCTAAAGTGGATTGCGAAATCCATATAGGTAATCTAGTTCTACAAGCCTCTGCAAAGCCTAAAACTTTTCCAAAGTCTGGTCGTAAAGGCTATAGGATTGACCTAAAGCCTAGACAAAACTTCTGGGGAAGTGGCAACTTCATTATGAAGTCCAAATAAGTTTTAGGCAATAGGCACGATTGCCACAACGCTTTCGTGCCTCTCTTACTTCTTTAGATTAACTAGGTAATAATTATGCAAAAAGATAAGATTAAAGTTTACGATAGGAATAGCTGTGAGCACAACTATGTCCTAGTACATAGATGGGCTGATGCTAGTAAGTCTAAAAAGTATCTAGTATTAGGCTCATTTGTGTGTACTAAATGTCTAGATGTTCAGATTAAAACTATTAGGAATAGCAAGACAAATATTTAGGGTTACTATGGCTAAAGAAAAGTTTAACCTCTTTGCACTCATTAGGGCTAGAGTGTATAGGAAGAGAGGTATGGATTATGAGAGCATATCTAACAAGACAGGTATATCTATAAAAGCTCTCCAGAGATTTGGAATATACTAGGTAATTAGAATGGCAACTATAACTAGAAGATTTAGCTGTTGCGATTGTGGTAAACCTTTCGCAGTTACGCTAGATGAAAAAGCTGGTATAGATTATCTGGTACAGTGTCCTAGATGTGGACACCATGTTAATCTATCTAAATGTCCAGAGAGATAGTGATTAGAATGGATTGCTATGATATATACATAGACGATAATGTTGTAGTGATAGACACAGTTCTATACTATAATCAGTATCATAGGAAAGGTGGATTTAGACCATCTGAAGATATGATAGTAGATAGGATTATAGTACATAGAGATGGCGACCTAACTCAACTTATAGAAGCTAGACATAGACATATATTAGGTTATCTAAAAACTGTTCTAGATAATTGATATTAATAACTAGGTGGTGATTATGGAAAAGAACAAACAAACCAACCTTATTACGGACTATCCTAGGTTCTTTACAGCTGGTAAGCTAAATGAACCACACATAGCCAACACTCTATCGCATGTTATTAGCCAAACAATGACGGCTAATATAATAGTCCATGAGGCTGTTAAGACACATTCTAAAATGGTTAAGAAAGATTAGGCTTATGACAAAAATACAAGTAGGTAACACCATCAGGGTAGTAGACCATGATGGTGATTACATATTAGGCAAGATAGTATCTATAACTAAAGACAGAACAGAAACTATCATTACTATAAACTAGGTGTATACCTATGCGATGTCCTAGATGTTTTCACTACAAGCGTACCAACAATGACGGAAGATATCCTATAATGAAAATCATTACAGGAGATACAGTTAAAATGCTGAAGTGTCCTCTATGTGGGTACAAACTACTAGCCACTACAAGAACAGATACTAAAGCAACTTATTAGTTGAGGGTTAACAGCTGGTTTTAGCTAGGCTTTACCAAGCTATATAACTAAAAGCCTAGGAGAGGTTTAGGAGAGTGTACCTCTAGCCCTTAAACACTCTCCCCCTCACATTTAATGAGTTGAATACAATGGACTTAAAAGGCAAGAAACCAAAGCTAGTAAAGATACTAGCAACTAATGGTTGTCCAATGATACTCACCAATAGTAAAGTACCAGATAGTCTAACAAAGAAAGTAAAGGTACCTTATAGATGTGGTGAGCTATATAAAGACAACAAATTCTATGGTTATTATGTTTATGAATTCTAGCGTTGACCACATAACTATCTGTTCTAAATGCAACCATAGTTATAGAGTAGATTCACCTGATGAAACTCTATGTAAATGGTGTAGAACTAAAAGGAATAAGATAGCTAGAGCTAAACAAAGAGAGTACACTAGCTTAACAGTTGCTATTACTTGTGTTGAATGTAATAGTCTAATAATAACTCACGATGCTAGGAAATTATATTGCGTGGATTGTGAGAAAAGACAAGCTAGACATAAGCAACTACATGATTTAGCTAAAAGCAAATGGTAGGTGTGATGTAATTGAGCAGACTATTAGTAGGTGCTATTAGTGGAGTAGGTTCAATCCCTACCACCTACCCTAATGAAAACTTATTCTAAAAAGCCAGTGATATAATGGGGTTTATTATATCTAGAAAGCAATGTAACATAGATAAGATACCATGGTACAGGGACATTACTCTATATAATGAGGAACTAATAATAGGTAAAGTATGTCTAGAGTGTGGTGAAATAGTAGGAACTAATCATAGTCAAGTTATTAGACATAAGAAATGCCAAATGGTGTATAGGAGAAGAAGACAAGAAGAGACTAGACAACGAAAGAAATCTACTATTAAGCCTAAATATTGTGTAGATTGTGGAGAACTAATGAGAGAGAGTACGTGGAATATATCTAATAGCACTAGATGTCTACGATGTCAATATGAATTCACTCTTAAAAATGCTAAACCCAATAAGGAATATAGAGGATATACTGTTGCTGTAACCTGCGTATTGTGTGGTGAGATAGTTCTAACTAAATACTCTTCTACTAAATACTGTAAGAAATGTGGTGGGGAGAGCATGTCTATTCCTAATGATGATACATCTATTAGTATTAAAGAGACTAATTCGGATAAATACTTTAGGAGATCTAGGCAACTTAAAGAGTATAACAAAAAGCTCTATCCTAGAATGATGTTAGATAAGAAGTACGAAAAGCCAGGTACTTACGATACTTATGGTAAGTATGGGCAATATCCTACTAATGAACTAGCTAAAGATAAAGATGGTAATCCTAATTTTGATAAAGAGCAAGAGCTGGTTAGTCATATTAAAAAGAATACCTTTAGTTCTAGGAAGTATAAGAAGAGGTCTACTATACCTAGAGAGGGAGACCTTATTAGAAATCCTAAACTAATTAATAGATTAAAAACTTACGCTAAAGAATAGGAGAGAAACAAACTATGGTAGATGTAGTAACTGATAGCCAAACCTTTACCATAACTATATTAGAGCATGGCAATGTAACAATATCTGAACTCAATGCACCTAGCACAGGTTGGCAAGGAGAGGATTTTGTAGTAACATATGTTGCCACTAATAGTGGTGGTGAAGATACTTGCTATGGAAGAGTATACGATGAAGCTAACCCATCTGTTGATTTAGATAGATGGGAAGAAACTATACCCAACAATGGTACTAGAGCTTGTACCCATACTATAAACATCAACACTACAGGTGTTAAAAATCTAGTTATACAAGTTGGGTATACTAAATAGGACTAGATACTATGATTGGAATATGGGGAGCTAAGGTACCAAAGAGCGTTAATAAGTATTCTACATTCACTATTACTTATTACATATGGTATCTAACTCTACCATTCAATCATATCTTCAGTAAGATATTTGCTGATGATACCCTAGTACATAGAAAGGCTAAAACTAATTGGTTTTTCTTTGGTATCAGAAAGACTACCATAAATATGGCTATTAATTCTCAAACAGTTATTAGAATAGAGGCAGGTTATGTCGATGAGTATTAAAGAAAAGATACTATACATAGTGGCGATAGTTTTAATGACAGTATTATTCATTATAATTAGTGATGCACCAAGAGAGGAACTACCAGATATTCCCATCCACCCTTGTAGTCTTACCTTGCCTGCTGGTGAGGTAGGCTACAATGTGGTTGAGGGATGGAACTTAATTAGCTTACCAGATACAACTTCTAAACAGAATATAATTATTACTTATCAAGGTAATAGTTATAGCTGGCAACAAGCTGTAGATAATGGCTATGTTGCTGATATAATAATGGGGTATAATGGTACTGATTATGTTGAGACAGATACTATCCACGAATTCACAGGCTATTGGCTATACTCATTTATAAGTTCAGCCTATCTATCATCAGAAATATCTGTAGTATATGGTAGTAAATTAGTACACGATGATAATGCTAGTGATATTATGGTAGATAAAGTAATCATTAGTAATACCTATGATAGTCCTATCTATTATAACACTATCAGCTGGGATAGTATGGAATTTTATTATATTGAGAGTGGTACTCTAGAGGAATAAACATGGATATAGTAACAGATAGTGTAGGATTTAGAATAGCTATCATACCTAGACCACCACCACCACCTTAAGGATTATGGATTTAGAAGAGAGTATAGTTTATTCTATATTAATAGTAACTATTATAGTATTATTATACATAGGATTTACTAAATTCCTAATCCCAACTCTATTTGCATTAGGCATTATAGGTGCTATGATGGGGTTAGGATTAATAATATATGGAATTACAAATATTGGTAAGAGAGGAAATCACTAATGTCTATAATTACAGATGCATGTTTAGATGATTGGGGAAAACATCATAATCCTATTGGTAAGTTCAAGCCAGGCGATAGGGTTATCTTTAAAAACACAGGTAAGTTACATACTATAATAACATCTAACCCATATAGTTGTAGACCATCTGAAATGGAATACATAATATCAGATTGGGACTATCTAGTTTGGGAGATAGAATTAACAAAAGCTGGTTGATATTTATGAGTAGTTTACACGCTATTGAATTAACCCATGAGGAAGCTGATAGATTATTCTCTATGGGTGAAGTAAAAGTTATCAGAGATAGAGGTAAGTTATTTGGAATAGCAACTTACCATATTACAATAGGAAGCTTATGACATTAGTAGAATGTAATGATATATCATGTATCCACAATATCAATAGAACTTGTACTAATCCTACAATTCTATTAGATAGTGAGGGATGCTGTGATTCAAAAGAGCAAGAGTAGGTGATAATATAACCGATACATATATAGATTCTGAATACTTCCTACTAACTCCAGTAAGAAGATTTGCTAAAAAGAAACTAGCATTCTCTACTAACTTTGGTTATTGTAGGGAGACTAGATTAAGCCAAGTCAAAGCTAGAATGAAAAGAGCAAATACTATTCCTATACCAAAAGCTAATCACTTAAGAGACTTTGACCCAGCAGTGAATAACGTAGGTATAAGATTATGGACATATAAAGAAGACCTAAATAGACTAAAGAAATTACTAGACTACTATGTAGGTATAATAGGCATATGCTTATCTCATGATGATACAGAAAAACATAGGAGAAGTAATAAGAAATTCCAGTCTCCATACACAGTAATTAAAGATACTACTAACAACTATAATAATAATCTTACTCTACCAACAGTAAATCAAACTAATTCAAATAGATATGAAATATATTACTCTGGATTATCTCCATTCTATCTGATATCACCACCACTAACTTCACTAATACTAGGACTTCTAAGAGATGTTGTAGATTTAAGTAATCATCAATACACTAATTGTAATAAGTACAGACTAGCCACCAAATATCTAAAAGCTATTAGCCACAAGAAGATTAAAGAAATTATAGATACTGTTGATTATGAGAAAGCAAAGAAGTTATACTACAAATACATCAGACCTATATCATCCTACCATCCAAGAATTACTAATACTTTACGCTGTCAAACGATAGTACCTTGTACCCATCTTACAATTCTAGATGATATGATAGAGAATGGATACCAAAAACATTTCAAACCTAGTAAGTTAAGTACTTATTGGCGTAAGAGAGGTGCTAAGTTCTGGGGATTTCATTCCTACTGTATGGATGAACTTAATAAGGGTTAATTATGAATGTAGATATCAAAGGGCAAGAGTGCCGAATTAGATGGATACATTGTAGAATAGAAGATGATAGTGGTAAAACACTACCTAGAGGTGGGGAAACTATTGCCTACATTCTAAATGATAAAGGCAAGAGAATATCAGGACATGCTTATTGTTCTGTTAAAGATACCTATAATAAAAAGCTAGGTAGAACTATAGCCACAGGTCGTCTACTAAAATCTCTAGGGCTAAATACTAAACTAGCTATCAGTTGTTAGACTTATGACTAAATGGAAAATGTATCCTAAACTTCGTGATTATAAGGATATTAATAGCCTAGATCTTAAGAGATATCTAAATGTACCATTATACCACGAAGTTAAAGAAGATGGATACGAAGCCACATTAGTATCTAATTCAGGATACTTTAGAACTTATGATAAAGATGGTAATCTAAGCATTAGACCTGTTCAAATAATCTGCGATAAACTCATTAGGAATAATGAAGATGCTGTAGATTATTTACATGCTGGATTTCATTTCATCTGTGAACTTATTCCTAGTGTTAGCTGTTGGATTAATAAATCCATAAGCACATTAGTAGGATTAGATATCAGAAGCCCTACAGGACATTATTTAAGACGATTAGTCAAGACATCTATCTTCTCTAGATGTGGTATTAGACCTATACATACATTCAATGTAATAGAGTTTAAAAGTCTAACATCACTTCATAATTATGTTCTAACTTATAAACAGATAGCTAGAAAGCTAGGCATAGTTGGGTATGTATTTAAAATAGACCCAGCATATACTGATGATAATTTAGATGGATTTAAAGTTGAGGTTAGCTATGGTAAAGAGGACTATAGGAGTTTACATAGATAGATTTACTCTAAACTATGGAGCTAGGAAAGTACTACCAGTAATAGAACCAGAGGACTTTGGGATTGTTGCTGATGTTAACCAACTTATTACAAGGAAAAGAGCTAGACTACTATTCGAATTAGACTTTTATATGAGTAGTGGATTTACACCAATAGGAGAGATAGAAGTTGTCAACTAGAGATGTAACTGTAAGAGTTATTAATAATGGTTACATAATCCAGAAGTTTAATGCAGAACTCTATTGTAAAGATAAAGCTGAACTCCTCATAGAGTTAGATAAAATACTATAGATGATACTAATGTCCAATGTATGTAGAGAGAAAGCATTATTACAAATGCCTATTCTCACGTATGGTACCACTCTACTAGGAGCTTATTGTAAAATGCTAAAGCTCACCAATACTAAACAATCAGATTTACAAAAGTTATAGATATATTATTAATCAGGAGTAATATCTATGGAAATACTTATTAAGAAATCAGAAAAGAAGATAGTAGTAGAAACCACATCTAAAGCAATAGTTAAGAAGTACTGTTGTAGAGATATGAGGAATGCTTTAGAGGATAAAGTAGGCTACGAAGATTATAGAACATTTGAATTTAGTTCTATAACTGGTGAGATTAATCTGCCCTTACAGTATTCTGATTATGGAATAGGGTGTCACCATAAAAGAATACACTACTGTCCATTCTGTGGTAGAAAGATAGAATTAATTACTGATTAGACTAAATGGAGAGAAAATATTATGACAAAACATGGTGGAAAGAATGATATTGTAGAGTTCTTCCGACAAAGGAGGACTAATGGACAAAGTAGATTTGCCCATCTAACTACAATAGCTAATGGAATTGGCGTATCAGAAACACGAACCAATCGAATATTGTCTAGACCAACCAACACTAATCTCTTTAGACGAAGTACAGGTCAAAGAGCTGATGTCTGGACATTAGTTGAGTTCGATTAATAGCACCGAGGAGTACCTCTAAATATCGCTGAGGATTGCTTGTAGTGCCCCTCTAAGGCAAAAACTATTTTACCTAATGGTATTATACCCCCTAACATTACAACGCCTTAGAATGGCTTATTCTCAAATCAGAGGTACTATATAAACCTTACGATTAGGCTGGTATTATGAACAAACAAAAGATAATAGATGGTATTAAGTGGGCTATAACTGGTGGTCTAGCATGTCTAGGCTTCATAGTTATAATTCTAGAAATATTCTTTGAGTGATATCTATGAAAAGAATAGTATTCAAATGTCCTAAGTGTGGGGAAGTCTATCTTCCTAGACAGATACGAATATATGTTGACTTAACTACACATCTAATTGTGAGTGTAGCTAGTTTCTTTGTTGGTGTAGTTTATTGGAGTTGATATAGAATGAAAGATTATGATGAAGACCATTGTAAATACTCTATACCTGACTATCATGATGGTGGCAGATGTGGAACTTACTGCTTTAAATATAGTGAAGAATGTAAACCTAGACTATCTTGTATTAAATATCTAGGTAAAGCACAAACACAATTAGATGATTTTGGTTTGGAGATGTGATAGAATGAAAATTGAAAAAGCAAAGGGAAATATAATTTGGATTGATGATGAATGTGTTGGATATACTTGTGAATGTGGTAGAACAATTGTGGTGGATATTTATGGTAATCCAGAGATTGAAGATTGGCAATATAGTAAAAGTATCTGCCCAAAATGTAAAAGAGATTTATTTCTGAAACAAGTAAATATTGTTTATGAAGTGATTGAAGAATGAAACTATCGTAATGGGGACATTCTGGATGCACTGGTTGAAGGAGATGAGACATTCAAAGTGATATAATGTGTGAACCATTAAGAGGAAAGAAACAAAGACAAAAAGTATTGGGTGGTCTTGAACCAGATTATCATTATTTTGGTTTTGAAGATGTCAAATCTGCTGTTGAGTTCTATAAGAAATACAGATATCATAAGGGACTAATTCTACTCAAAGAGAAAGAACAAAAGGTATATGATAAGTTTCACAAATATATGGAAGATAAATTTGGATATACAAAAGAGCAAGGGTTAGATGGATTTAATGAAATCTATGATATTTGGCTCTTCGATTACTGCTTCGGAGATATACAATGAAAATAGCTGTTGGTGATATTGTAATAGACGATTTAACAGGTAAGAAAGCCAAAGTGATTAAAATATTAAGTGCTACAGGTTTAATTCTAGACTCTGATTATATGGATGGATATAGATTTTCTTGGGAAGTAACGGAGTTGATAGAATGAAAATAATTCTAGAGATAGAAGTAGACGAAGATAATATAGATAGTGTAAAGGATAAGATAGAAAAACACTTTGGGCATTGTCCTTATAAAATCTATTATAAGAGAATATAGATTGAGGTGTTACAATCAATATTTACTTTACAGCTGATTATCATCTAGACCATGCAGAGATAATTAGATATTGCGATAGACCTCATCTTCATTATAGATACACAAAGATAGGTAATTTATCTATTGGGGATATTAATCCTCTTACTGGTAGATGGATTAGTGAGAGTGTTAAGATAAAGAGATGTCAAGAGATGAATAAATCTATAGTTGATAATCATAATAAGGTAGTATCTAATGATGATTTAGTATATCATTT